GTTTAAAATTAAAAGCTAGAATAACAGGAGTTATTAAATTATTTGGTAACGCATTTCATTTTTCTATAACAAGCAATGAAAACCGAGACAACAATTTTTATGTAACAAAGGAAGAAGGAAGAATTGACGGACCATGGAGTAACGAAGACGAGAAGATAGTAATACCGTTTCATCTGAAGAATAAGACATTATGGCCATGGCAACAGAAAATAGCAAACGATGGTAAAGAATTATACGAAAGAATTATTAATGTAATTGTAGACACTGAAGGGAAAATTGGAAAAAGTATTTTATCTAGCTGGATTATGGCAAACAAACTAGGAATGTGTTTACCACCTCTGAACCATTACAAAGATTTAATGCAATTTGTTTGTAGTACTGATATATCAAGATTATATATTATTGACATGCCAAGAGGACATAATCAAAAAGAGCTTAACAGCTTCTGGGGAGGTATCGAGACACTTAAGAACGGACAAGCTTTCGACACGAGATACAAAGGAAGATATAAAGTATTCGACCCACCGAGTATTTGGGTATTCATGAATACAGAACCAGACAAAGAATTATTAACAAAAGATCGGTGGAAATTCTGGGGAGTATCTGAAGAAAAGGAATTAATACAATATTACTGAAGTAACAAGTGGTTTTTTTTTTGGCGATAAATCTGTAATACTACAAAAAAAAACCGTACCGGTATATTAATTTTAACACACTGGAACAAATGGAACATTTCTAAAATTTTAGAAATTCTACACGCTGTTAATATTTACGAGAGTAACGACGGAAAGAATGATTGAAATTATCGTGTTTCGGTACGTTGTTCGCTTCGCTCAGCTTCGCAGATGAAGAAGTTATAACAAGTGGTAGAGGTATACGATCAGCTAGGCAACTATAGACAACCATTTTAGCAGAAATAAAGACTTGAGCAGCATTACCAGTAGTTGTGGAATTTGTGACAACAGCATAATACCAGAAGAAACCCATAGATGGGGCTACATAAGCGGATTCAAAAGTACCAGAATAATAGGCTGTATCTTGCCAAGAACCAGAGGTACCTAAATGAGTAGCTGAATTTGAAGAATTTAACATACCTTTAATATCACGGATTTTTAACATAGACTTAACAGAACGATAAGATTTAAATATTGTTTTTTCATGACCTGAAGAAGGAACGTTTAGAATACGACATTTAGCGTAAGGTTGACTACAGAGATCATTAAAATTCATAGCTTGAAGGGTTGTAATTTGAGCTACCATATCTAAATAATCAAAATACGGAACAGCAAGAAGAACTACGGTAATAGTTGGTGAATCTGTAATTGAATTAAACACGAATTCAAGACGAAGAGAGGAACCTAAAGTACATGAGGAAGTATAAAAGCCGGCGTATTGAATTAGACCAGGTACGATTTGATCATTAGGTTGAACTTGATAACTAGAAATAGCAGTAGGTAAGGAACTAGTAGTAGGCTGAGTAACTGAAGGTGTAGGACATAAGGTATTTCCAAAAATTACGCCTGCGAGGGTTTCGGAGATTGGGACACTGTAGGAACCTGAGGGTTGCCAATAGTAAGGGAATTTAACGTAGAGCTCTTTAGGGAGTCCTTGGCTTTTGAATGTAGCTCTGCTTCGAGTGCTTCGAGTAAATCGGCGAGCTCGTCGAACTTTTCGTGGATATCTTCTAGTATATCGTCTACGAGGTATTCTTCGGCGGCGGTATCTTGAATAGGCCATTTCTTTTTCGAAAACATTTATATAGAGAAAATAATTTACTTAAGGTTTTTTTTTCTGGCTTAAGGAGATTTTTTATAACATTAAAGAACAGCTGGAACAAATGGCACACGCTCCGTGTTGTGTGTGGGATTTTACACTCAAAGAAAAATATTCTGATGTAGAGACTTTAAAAGAAATGTTAGAAGAGAACTGTAAGAAATGGTGTTTCCAATTAGAACAAGGAAGTACAGGATACAAACATTACCAAGGAAGATTTAGTTTAAAATTAAAAGCTAGAATAACAGGAGTTATTAAATTATTTGGTAACGCATTTCATTTTTCTATAACAAGCAATGAAAACCGAGACAACAATTTTTATGTAACAAAGGAAGAAGGAAG